GACTCTGATCGTCTCGCCGAATGTCTACGAGCCTATCGAGGGAGATGATGAGCCTTTCGATCCATCGCATCTGCTCTCGTTGGCACCCGAAATCATCATCTTCGGTGCGCACAAATTCGCGGACCGATTGCCGCCGGGCGGTTGGCTCGTCTGGGATAAAGTGCCGACCGGAAAAAAGCGCGATCAAGGTGACGGCGAAGCCGCGTGGATCAATCGCGACATGCCCATGCGCATCTTCCGCCTGTTATGGGACGGCCTTTGCGTAGGTGAAGGCGCGCGCCATGAGGTGACCGCGGGCCAGAAACGTTACCACCCCGCGCAGAAACCCGAAATTCTGATGCGCTGGTCTCTCGGTTTCATTCGAGGCGACCTCGTACTTGATCCCTACATGGGGGCCGGAGCCACCGGCGTTGCCGCCGTAAGACGGGGCAAGCGCTTCGTCGGGATCGAAAAGGTGGAGCGTTATTTCGACATCGCGTGCCGCCGCATCGGCGAGACCTTGAAGCAGCCCGACATGTTCATAGAGCCTCCCAAGCCCGCAAAGCAGGAGGCCATGGCACTATGAAGCAATCCCGCGCCATGTCGCTCGCTGAAAGCTGCACGAATGTAGCGGTCGGCTATGGGCTGGCTGTAACTGTGCAGCTTGTCATTTTCCCTTGGTTCGGCCTTCCGGCGCGGCTGCATGACGCTTTGGCCATGGGCGCGATCTTTACGGTTGTGTCCATCGCCCGGTCTTACGTGCTGCGGCGCGCTTTTGAAGCTTACCGCGTGAGGGCCGCATGACCGACGTTCGCCACATCACACATGATCCCGACGTTGCAGCGTTGCGAGCGCAACTGACCCGCGTCGAAGCCTTGCTTGAGAACATCAAAGAAGGCGTGGACTTGCTTGTGTGCCAGGCGCCAATGGAACGGCCTCTGTGGAGCGAAACGGAGGGCCGATCGTGAGCCGCTGGTTCCGCCACTACGCCGGGATGATGCGAGACGAGAAGCTTGTGCGCGCCGCGCTGCGAGCAAGGCAGCCTATTGAGCGTGTCGTTTGGGTGTGGGGCGCGATCCTCGAGAGTGCATCAGAAATTGATGAGGGCGGACGATATGAAATCGACATTGGTGAAATATCCTACTTTCTTCGAGTTGATGAGAGCGACTTGGTGGCTATCGCGGATGCATTGGAGCATCTGGGCCGTGTGTGTGAAGGCGTTGTGGTCCAGTGGGGGCAGCGTCAGTTTCAATCTGACCGATCCGCTGACCGACAACAGCGCTACCGTGACCGTCGCAAGTCAAGAGATGCTAATTCAGACAGTGAGGAACGATCAGCAGCGTCACGTGACGTTGCACTAACATCACCATCACGTCACGGTGACGCACCAGAGACAGAGACAGAGACAGAGACAGAGACAGAGAAGAAGATAACCGCGCGCGAGCGCGCTGATAGCCCTTCTGACGATTTTCCGAGGGATGGATTCGACGTTTGGTACGCGGAGTACCCACGACATGAGGGAAAAGAGGCGGCGCGAAAGGCTTTCGAGAGGGTGAGGCGCAAACGCCAAGCGACTTTTGCGCGGTTGATGGCGGGAGCGAAGCGGTATCGCGCGTTTGCTGCAACAGTCGAGCGGCAATTCGTGAAGATGCCGGCGACGTGGCTGAATGCCGGTTGCTGGGACGATGAGGACGCGAAAGCGCCGTCGCCAGAGTCGCTGCCTGACAACCTGATCCACATTCAACGCGATAGCCCTGATTGGCCGAAGTACGCGGCCGTATGGCGGCAGCAGCGCGGCAAGGACCCTCCCGTTGATAAACGCGGCGGATGGGCATTTCCGAGAGTAGAATTTCGAGAGGCGGCAGAATGAAAGCCTGGATCAATCTTTACGGTGGCGGCTTGCATGGGAACATCGGGCACGCTTATCGCACGCGCGAGCAGGCGGACATGTTTGCGCACCCGGCACGGATAGCCTGCGTGCCTGTCAGCTTCGCTGTAGGCGATGGGATAGTGCGGCCAGCGACATCATCGGATGACGAGTGGGAGCGTGCGGCTCCGGCATCTCGCTCTATTCAGGAGGCAGCGGAATGACGATGCCGACACCGAAGTCCGAGTAGCCGCGTGATCTCCATATCCTACATCTACGTCAGACAGCGGAGAATTATGATCGTGGCTAGAGGGGGCAGAAAGCGAAAGGAGGGTGTACGGCGCTCGTCGAACGGAAAGAGCCGAGGCGAGAGCGCGGACAAGGTGCGGGCCGTTGTGCTGGCGCAGCCCCATCGTGCGAGCCTGCCAGAGGCTCTACGGCTCGATCAAAAGGCAGAGACGCCGCTTGGACGCCTGGAGCTTCGCGGCTTTATCACCGGCCCGGAATACACAGCAGGGCATCGCTATGCCGAGATCGGTCGCCGCTACATGGCCGCGCTTGGTATCCCTAATTCCGACATGCGCCCCGGTCCAGGCTCAATGTCGGACTTCACGCCCAACGAAGTGAGGCGCCGCAAGAAAGCTTATGACGATGCATTCGAATGCATGGCCGGGCTTAAGGGCGTACAGCGGGAAGTAGCGCGCGTTGCTGTGCATGAAAGGGACGTAACCAACCTTAAACTACTGCGTTGTGGATTACAGACGCTTGCTCGTCACTTCGGGTTGACGCGCGGGTCCAAATCAGTGCATGGCGAAACTGTATCATCTATTTCTGCGTCCGGAGCTAAGGAATTGGCCCGGGCGATTTAGTTTCGGGGTCGACCGCCTGACCGTTCCGGTAGGTAAGAGCGAAGGTCGTTAATTTCGCCGCCCCACTGGCTTACGAAGGCGAGGCGCGGGACCATAGCCGTCGTATGGTCGACGAGAATAGCGTTTTATGTCGACTTGGAGCGAATACGACAATTGCCGCAATGACTTAATGTCGTCGACGACTCTGCGCTCCCGGCCCAGCAAGAATCCTTCACCCCGTCCAAGAGGCGGGGTTTTTGATTCAGGAGAGACAATGGCTTGCAACTGCCGTGCTTGCTTGCGGGAGCGAGACGAGCGTGTGGCCGGATTGCCAGCCGAGATGACGCGCATGATCCTGTGCTCGACATGCCGCAATAAGCGATGCCCTCACGCTACGGACCATCGCTTTGCCTGCACCGGCAGCAACGATCCGGGCCAAGAAGGCAGCGCATATGCCTAGCGTCCTCAGCTTCACCGACGCTCACGACAAGCGTCATGGACCCGATCCCGAGCATATCTGGAACGGCCCTGATGGAGAGCGCTGGCTTCGCTATCTGTGTGAGTTCGAACACGACGGAGAGCGCTACAGCTTTGATATCTGGGCGAAGGACAATGAGGACGCTGAAAGGCGTTTAGCTTCATTGCGCGCCAGTTCTGTCCTAATGGGACAGGTTTATGAGACGGGGATGGTGTGAGTGATGGACGAGCAGCGTGAGGCCAAGACGGGGCGGCCTTCGTCGTTCACTCAGGAAATGGCCGATCTGATCTGCGAACGGATCGGCAGCGGTGAAAGCCTTCGGGCTATCTGCCGAGACGCAGAAATGCCCGCGCAATCGACTGTGTTCAAGTGGCTGGTCGATTTCAAATCCTTCTCGGAGCAATACGCCCGCGCGCGCGAGGCACAGACGGAAGCTTTAGCCGAGGAAATCCTTGAGATTGCCGACGACGGCAGGAATGACACCTACACAGACGAGGACGGCAACGAGCGCACGAACCATGATGTGGTCGCACGATCCCGGCTTCGCGTTGATAGCCGTAAGTGGCTGATGTCGAAGCTCGCGCCCAAGAAGTACGGCGAGAAGATCACGCAGGAGCACACAGGCCCTGACGGCGGCCCCGTCGTAACGCGGATCGAATTAGTCGCTCCTGATGTCAACAGCGCGGATTGAACTGCCGCCAAAGCTCATCCCTGTCTTTTCAGGGGACGCGATGTACCGGGGAGCGTATGGCGGACGCGGTTCTGCCAAAACGCGCACCTTCGCCAAAATGGCGGCCGTCCATGGATATCGGCTGGCACAGGCCAACGAGCCAGGCGTGATTGTTTGTGGACGCGAGTTCATGAACAGCCTCGATGAAAGCTCAATGGCTGAGGTCAAGGCGGCGATTGCGTCGGAGCCCTGGTTGGCGCGGCATTATGATGTCGGCGAGAAGTACATTCGGACGGCTGATAAGCGGATCGAGTTCGCTTTCATCGGCTTGCGGCACAATCTCGACAGCATCAAATCCAAGGCCCGCATTCGGTTGATGTGGGTGGACGAAGCGGAGCCTGTCTCAGAGACGGCCTGGATGAAAGCGATCCCCACGGTTCGTGAGGAAAACGCTGAAATCTGGGTGACGTGGAACCCAGAGCGCAAGAACAGCGCGACGCACAAGCGGTTTCGTGTTGATCCGCCTGACAGCGCGAAGATCGTTCAGATGAACTGGCGAGACAATCCTTGGTTCCCGGACATTCTGAACAAGACGCGGCTCGAGGATCAGGCAAAGCGGCCCGAGCAATATGAGCACGTCTGGGAAGGCGATTTTGTGAGCGTGGTTGAGGGCGCTTACTACGCGGCTGCCTTGGTCAAGGCCAAGGCTGATGGCCGTATCGGAAATGTCTCACGCGATCCATTGATGACGATTCGCGCCGTCTGGGACATCGGCGGCACCGGAGCTAAGGCCGACGCCTGCGCGATCTGGATTTGCCAGTTCGTCGGGCGCGAGGTTCGCGTTCTGGATTATTATGAGGCTGTTGGCCAGCCGCTTGCGTCGCACGTGCAATGGTTGCGGGACAACGGCTACGAGAAGGCCTTGTGTGTGCTTCCGCATGACGGAAGCAGCAACGACAAGGTTTATGACGTTTCATACGAGTCTGCGCTGACAGAAGCGGGCTTTGAAGTGACGGTTGTGCCCAATCAAGGCAAGGGCGCGGCCAAGATGAGGATAGAGGCAGCGCGGCGCATCTTCCCGTCCGTGTGGTTCAATGCGACGACGACGGAAGCGGGACGCGACGCGCTCGGCTGGTATCACGAGAAGAAAAGCGACGATGATCGGAACGTCGGGCTTGGGCCAAATCATGATTGGTCAAGCCACGGCGCGGATGCATTCGGATTGATGGCCGTGACGTATGAGGCCCCGCAAGTTGAGCGGGCCATGCGAACACGGCGCGTTCATTCCGGTAGTTGGATGGGCATGTGATGGCAAAGCCGAAGAAGGCCAAGCAGCCCGATCCCGTCGAGGCTGAGCAGAAAAAGCCTGAGAGCGAAGATGAAGACATTCACGCCGTCTTCATCCGCAATTATGAGCGGGATTACAACAAGGAAGAACAGAATATCATCGCGGCTTACGATGATCTGAAATTCCGTGCCGCGACGGACCAGTGGGACGAGCAGGACAAAAAGGCGCGCGGGATCAATCGGCCTGCTCTGACGATCGACAAGACATCGCAGTTCGTGCGCCAGGTGACTGGCGACATTCGGCAGATGCGCCCGGCGATCAAAGTTGTCCCTGTTGACGATCTGGCCAGCCAGGACGTTGCGGGCAAGGTCATGCCCGGCATGATTCGCTACATCGAGCAGCGATCAGACGCGCAGGGCGGCTACTTCGCAGCGGCTGATAGCCAAGTGGCTTGCGGGGTCGGGCATCTACGCGTCTCGACGGAATACGCCTCGCAAGAGACGTTCAATCAGGAAATTCGCATTTCCGCCGTTGAGGACGGCGTTGCTGTGGTGTGGGACGCGGACTCGGTTTTGCCGACGCGAGAGGATGCGAAGCATTGCACCGTTCCCGTCGATATGAGCCGCGCGGCGTTCAAGGCGAAGTATCCTGACGCAGGCGAAGCTTCGATTCCGAATGCGCCGACATGCTTCACGGATTGGACATCGGACGATTACGTTCGTGTGGCTGAATATTGGATCAAAGAGCCGGTCAAGAAGCAGCTTGCGGTTTATCCCAATGGCAGCATTGACGATCTGACCGACGCGGAGCCGGATGAGCTTGAAGCGGCGCAGGCCGCTGGCGCCGTTTTCGAGGAGCGCGAAGGCCACAAGATTTGCCGCTACATCATGTCGGCATCGGAGGTTCTTGAGGGCCCGACTGATTGGCCAGGCCCTGATATCCCGATTGTGCCGATGTGGGGTGAGGAAATCAGGATCGGCCGCCAGATTATCCGGCGCGGAATCGTGCGCCCGCTTAAGCCTGTGCAGCAGATGTATAACTACGCGGCTTCGACCTATACGGAGTCGCTGGCGTTGCAACCGAAAGCGCCTTTCGTCGGCACTGATAAGCAGTTCCGCGATTTCCCGGAGGATTGGGAGAACGCGAACAATCAGAACCTTCCGTACCTTCGTTATACGCCGGATGCAGCGGCGGGGACGGCAAAGCCTGAGCGCTCGCAGCCGCCTGTCGCCTCGACGGGCTTGAAGGAGTTGATGGCGCTCGCGCAAGGCGATATGAGCGCCGTGACGGGCATCTATCCGGCCGCATTGGGCGCCGCCTCGAATGAGACGAGCGGGCGAGCGATCACGGCACGCCAGCGTGAAGGCGACACTGGCACGTTCGTCTATGTCGATAACTTCGCGCGTGCGATCCGGCGTGTCGGCAAGATCGTTGTCAATCTGATCCCGTATATCTATGACACTGAACGCACGGTTCGCATTGTTGGCGAAGACGGCAAGATCGATCATGTCGCGATCAACAAGCCGGGGATGGATGCACAGGGCAACCCAGCCACGCTGAACGATGTCACGGTCGGTGCTTACGATGTCGTGATTGAGATGGGGCCAAGCTTCTCGACAAAACGTGAGGAAGCCCGCGACGGCATGCAGACGTTCATGCAGGCAATCGGACCTGATAGCGCAAAGCTGTTCGGAGACTTGCTGGCAAAGCAACAGGATTGGCCGCTGGCGGATCAAATCGCCAAGCGCATGAAGTTCATCCTGCCGCCGCAGATTCAAGCGCAGGAAGCGCAGGAAGCGGGCGAGCCCATGCCCAACATCCCGCAGCCTCCGCCCTCACCGGAAGAGCAGGCAAAGCTCGCAGAGGACAAGCGCACGAACGATCTTGAGCAGCAGAAGCATCAGATCGAAACCGGCAAGTTGATGCTGGAGAACAAGAAGATCGAAGCCGATCTTGAAATTGCGCGCATGAACCATGAGGCCACGATGGCTGGTCATGCAGCGGCGGCCGTTCAATCACAGCAACCGCAACAGCCCGAGCAACCCCAACAGCCGCAGCAGGCGCAGGGCGGCCAAGACCCGCGTGTGGACGCATTGGCGGATGCCGTGATGCAGTTGCGCGATATCGTGATGGAAGTAGCGCAAGTCGTCGCACAGCAGCAGCAAGCGCCGCCTGAGCCGCCGCCAATGGATTTTGGGCCAATGGGTCCGATGGACAATCAGCCGCCTCCGGGCGGCTTTT